AAGGATGAAAGAGACCATCAAGTAGCTTCAGCTGCAATGATGGCTATTGCTTACAATGCTTATAATGGAATTGGTGGTCTAACTCCTCAAAGCATTAAGGGTATGGATCCAGCAGAGTATGAAAAAAGAGCTAGAGACCATATAGATAATATAACTGTAACTGCTAATAACGTCCTATGGATGAGAGCATTACTAGGTATGGGTCCACTTTCACCTACTATGGTAGCTAAGAGTGACATATCAGGTTACCTAAAAGATGTAGGCATTGGTAACTTCAGCCAAGAGTTTAATGATTTAGTTCAAGGTGTTATGCGTAACGACACTGGTTTAGATGATCCTTATGAAATTGCTTTAGGTATGTTTACTCAGAAGTATCCAGGCAGAGCAATCTTTACTGGAAGCAAGAGCGATAAGTCAACTAAACTTCTACAGGCTTATTCTGAGAATACACAGAACTGGATGCTAAGAAACTCTAAGTGGGTTAACAATAGCGATTCAGATGTAGCAGCAGCATCATTGATATTTGCACCAGACATTGGTAAGTATGATCCTAATACTTATATCTGGATGCAATCATCAGGCATGATTAAGCAAAAGCCTTTAGCTGATTATTTAAGAAATGTACTTACTGCACAGGATACAGCAGCCTATTGGAATGCTAGATACAGAGAAGAACAAGCTTTAAGAGTACAGTCTCCAGATCGTGCTGGTATTATTGCTGAAGCACAGAATGAACAAAAAGCAATTTTAATTAGCAACCCTGTATTAGCACAAACTATAGGTGATGCATCAGCACAAGCTTCTAAATACAAGAAGTTATTCTCAGCTTTAGGATCCATTATTCAGGATCAATCATTCCCTATGAATGATGCTGTTAGAAAAAAGATGAATGCTGTATACAGTTTAGTTAATAGCACAGTAGCTGCAATGGTAGATGATACCGCAGCAAATGGTTACTACAACACATCAAGTACTAAAGAGAATCTAAAGATAGATACTCTTAATAGAGTAGCTGAAATAGGTGGTGCTGCTAATCCTGGTGATGCTCCTACAGATCCTCAGATTGCAGAAGCAATGAAATCTATTATTACTCCACTATTAAACAGCTTATCAAAAACTACTTTAAAGGCAGGATATACTAGATAATGGGCGTTACCGGCGTATACATTCCACCAACTACTCCTAATCCGTCACCTCAAGCCAAACCAGGTGCAGCGTTGCCTCCTAGTAGTGGTCAATCATTTCACCCAACTAAGGCACCTCCTGCTCAACAACCTGCAACAACACAGCTTACATTTAATGATATCTATCCTGTGTATGATCAAGCTACTAAGCAATGGCGTACAGCATATGTAGAACCAGCAACTGGTAAAGAACGGTTTGCAGCAATACTTGCTGATCCTAACTCTAGTACTGGTTATGTTATTTCTACTGATGAAGTAGCGGTTCGTGGAAATGTAATACAAGGTTTAGTTAATCAATACGGTAGCCTAGCAAAAGCTAAAGAAGCACTATGGGAAAAGGGTTTATACTCAGGCTCAGGTGCTAAAAGCAAAGCTTCTATTAGTTTTGGTAACGATGTTGATCCTATATTCAGTGGTGTAGTAGATACATTAATTGGAACAATATCTCATACTAACTGGTATAACAAGGGCAAAGATGTACAAGATGTATCTTCCTTTGTTTATGGTCGTCCTAATTATGCAGGTACTAAGAATACTCAAACTGTAAATTACACAAGTAAGGACGCTGCTTGGAGTGATTTAGATTCATTCATGCGTACTACTGTAGGTAGAGTAGCAACTGTTGATGAGTTTAATAACTACTACAGCATGCTTACTACTTACGAAAAGACCCACCCAACTAGAGCCACAGTTACTACAGATGCTTTAGGTGTAGAGCGTAATCGTGTTCAGATTGATGGAGCTTCACCAGAAGATAAGAAAGCAATCTTAGTTGCTGCTGTTACTCCTGCTCTAGAAGCTATAGGTAAAGATCCTGTCGCTATCTCTAAGGTAGGTGGAACCATTGCTACCAATATGCAGAAGCTAAAGACCCGTGCTGCTGAGATGGGCGTATCAGATATCTATGATGAGTCTAAAGCTTTTGCTGGTGCTGTTGAATCAGTTCAGCAAGGTGCTGATGTTCAGAATGAAATCAATAAGATCAATGCTCTAGCAAAGGCTCAACCTAAATATAAGACCTATGCTGCAGCATTTGATGCAGGCTTTACCCTACAAGATTTAGCTAACCCAGGTCAGAAGACAGCCAATAAATTACTTGGACGTTCTGATGCTGTAAATGTTAACAGTCCTTTAATGCAAGCATACCTAACTAAAGGTGCAGGCGGAGGACAAATGAGTGATGATGAATTCAATAAGTTCATTAAGAAAGATCCAGTATATGGAAAGATCTGGGCAGTTAGTCCAGATGCTAAAGACGAAGCTTCTCAGTATGCAACTAACATTCTTAAACAGTTTGGATTCCTAGGCTAATGGCGCAAACAGCAAATCAAAGAGAAGATAGAGTATCAACCCCTGCTGTGGTTACTCCAAAACCTGCAGCAAGTACACCTAAAACTCCTGCTCCTAAAGCTCCTGCTAAAGCACCAGCTCCTACACCAGCTCCTACATCAGCGGATTTGCTTAATAAGCAACAAACACTTGTTGAATCATGGGGATATAAGATAAACCCTAATACTGGGTTATATGATTTAACTAGTAGTGCAAGCGATTCTACTGGTGGTAATACATCTGGTAATACCAGCGGTTCAACATCTGGTACAAGTGTAGAAGATCCATTAGTTGCTTACCAAAAGCAAATAGATGCAGAGAAGAGAGCAGATGCTTTCTCTTTATTAAAAGATACATTTAATCAATATGGATTATCTGATCTAGCATCTACTATTGAACAGTTCATGAGGGACAATGTAGGATCCAATGAGGCTGCTCTTCGTTTAAAGACAGATACAAGTATTAACCCTGCTACAGGTAAGGCATACAATGCCCCTTATGTAGCCCGATTTGCAGGTAACGTAACCCGAGTTGCCAATGGATTAGATGCTCTATCAGAGGCAGACTATATCCAAATGGAACAGAACTATTCTACTTTGTTTGAAAAGTATGGACAGGCTAGCTTAGCTAATAAAGCACAATTTGCTAAACTCATTGGTTCAGATGTATCACAAACAGAATTAAACGAGCGTCTTGATCTAGCAATTACTAACGTTCAGAATGCTGATCCAACTGTTAAGGCTACTCTTAAGCAGTTCTATCCTGGCATTACAGACGCTAACCTTGTTAGTTATTTCTTAGCTCCAGAGGATACTTTACCTACATTACAACGTCAGGTACAAGCATCTCAGATCAATGCAGCAGCTCAAGAACAAGGACTTAATAGAGGAACAACAGCACAAGAAATTGCTGGATATAAAACCAGTGCTGAATCCCTTGCTGCATACGGCGTTACTCAACAACAAGCACAGGCTGGCTATGCCAAGATTGGTACAGTCTTACCTACGTCTACAAAACTTAGCGACATTTATAAAGAAGCTCAAGTTGATTACACACAAGGCACTGCTGAGTCAGAATTCCTTAAGGGTAATGCAGAGGCTGCGCTTAAGCGTAAGCAATTAGAACAACTTGAAACAGGTTCTTTTAGTGCTAAATCAGGTGTAGGTCAATACGGCTTAAACAAGAGCATACAAGGCTCCTTCTAAATAGATTCCCGATGTGGACAGACCAGTACCACACGGCGTACAAAAACTGGTAGCAAGATCCATTTAAATTTCCCCGAATTAAATGCGGCTTGCGATACAACTAACAGAATGGGAGAACGGTTGCTATGGCAACAAACGACTGGACAGATGACGACGACTTCGATTTGGAAGACGACGCACCGCAAAGCAATGATGGAAGCGACTTATTAAAGAAGCTTCGCAAGGCTAAGCGAGCAGATGAAAAACGAATCAAAGAACTCACTGAGCAACTTGAGTCTTTATCCAAGGCGCAGCGTGAGCGAGTAGTCAAAGAAGTTCTAAGTCAAAAGGGTGTGAATGAAAAGGCAGCTCGCCTAATCCTTAAAGACCTAGACGACGTTAACGAGGAGTCAGTATCTAACTGGCTCGAGGATAACGGCGACTTGTTTGGATTAACAAAGGCTCCAACTAACACCCCAGAACAGCAATTAGACCTTGCGGCATTACGTCAGCAAGACATTGTAACTCAGGGTGCAGTAACACCCGGCAAAGCCGAAGACCAATTGATGCGAATCAATGCTGCTGAATCAGCAGAAGAGATCATCGCAATGATTCAAAGCGGCGAATTTTAACAAACCAACCGACAACCTTATAGGAGGTGCAAAACATGGCTAACGCATATACCACCACAGGTTCTTCTACATTAGGAGGTACCGTAGGTGGAGCAGGTTTAGTTCAGAAGGCATATGACCGTCTGATTGAATTTGCTCTTCGTTCACAGCCACTTATCCGCTCAGTTGCAGATAAGACCCCTGCTCGTCAGAGCATTCCGGGTTCCTCAGTTGTATTGCAACGCTACGTCGACTTAACTAAGAAGTTATCTACTCTTACAGAAGAAGTTGACCCAGATGCAGTAGCACTGGCTACCCCAACATACACAACCATTACTCTTGCTGAGTATGGTAACGCAGTTCTTGTTACACGTGCTTTGGAGCTATTCAGCCTTGCTGATGTAGACCCAGCTGTTGCTAACATCATTGCATATAACATGGCAGACTCATTAGACGATGTTGCTCAAAACGTTCTACGTGGCGGAGACAACGTACTATTCGGTGGAACTCGTACTTCTACTGCAACTCTGACATCATCAGACGTATTTACTTCAGCTCTTGCTCGTAAGGCAACAGCTAAGCTACGTGCTAACAAAGCTATCCCACGCAAGGGTTCACTATACTGGGCTGGTATCCACCCAGAAGTAGCACACGACCTTCGTGCTGAGACAGGTGTTGGTTCATGGCGTCAACCACATGAGTACCAATCAAATGACCAAATCTGGGCAGGCGAAATTGGAACTTATGAAGGTGCATTCTATGTAGAATCACCAAGTCTATACAACGATAACGTAGGTGCTGGTAAGTCAACATCTACAACAACAACTTCTGCATCATCTGCAGTAGGTTCAACAACTCTTACTCTGACTTCAACATCAGGTATCGTAGTTGGCAACATCGTTGCTGGAACTAACATTCCAACAGGTGCAAACGTAACAGCAATTGGAACTGGCACAGTCACAATCGACCTTGCTATTACAACTCAAGTTACATCTGGTACATCTGTAACATTCACTAACGAAACAAAGGTATTCAACACATACTTCGCAGGACAACAAGCTCTTGCTGAAGCTGTAGCTGAAGAACCACACGTAGTGATTGGTCCGGTAGTTGACAAGTTGATGCGTCACCGTCCATTGGGCTGGTACGGCGTACTTGGCTGGGCTCGCTATCGTGAAGAAGCTCTTTACCGTGTAGAGACTTCATCTTCAATCAACTACTAATAGTTAATTGACGGTAGGGCAGGGAGCAATCCCTGCCTTACAGTAAGTTAATTAAGGAGACCCATGGCTCAGTATTATTTTAAACCACCTACAGTATCTGAAGGTCCTGCTGGTGGAGGACGTCTGTTTATTCGTTACCGTTTAAACCGTGGCGTTACAGTACTAAGAACACAAGGCGTTTGGTCAGAGATTAGATACCCAACAGAAGACCAGACAAGAGCAGCAGAATGGGTGTTTACTGGTGGATATAAAAATCCAATTACAGAAGCACAAAGACTAGGACTAATAGCACAGGGATACGGAAGCTACATAACTTCGGAGTGATATGAAACATTGGGAACATCATCCAGAACCAGTTGAGACTTGCTTTGGATGTAAAGCATTAAGTTTAGAGATGAATGCAGGAGATGCCAAGGCAGC